TGTAGAAGCAGACGATGAAGATGAAGGCGACATGGACGCTATGGGCGGAGACGCTACAGACGACCTAGAAGCAGACATTACAGGTGATGACGAAGAAGGCGATAAAGAGCCAGAAGAGTTATTCCAGGATCTAGATTCAATCGTTGATGAGCTACAGGCTAAATTCGACGAAATTAAGGGCGGCGAAGAAGGCGATGAAGATGAAGGTGATGACATGGAAGACGAAATGAAGGATTCCATCGAAACTCCAGTATCTGCTGATCCAGAAGGCGACGCTGAACTAGCAACAATGCGCGAGTATGTTGAAAAAGTAGCAGGCGGACACGGTGCTGAGAAAAAAGGCGGCGCGGAATCTGCGGACAACAAAAAGTCAGTTGTTGATAACATGAAGAACGATATGGGTGGAACTACTGCTAACATCGCAAAAGGCGGTGAAGAGTCAGGTAAAAATGACGGCGGACTAGCAGACATTACACCTAAAGAAGAGAACATGGGCAATGTTAACACGCCGGGTTCAAAAAATGCAACTAAAATGGACAGCACAAAAGGACATGGTGCTGAAAAAGCGGGTGCAAAAGAACAGGCTGATAACAAGCAATCAATTTTCCGTGGTCGTAGATAATAGAGGAGTATAAGGTTGAAAACTAACCTACAAGAACATCTGAGCTTCGATCAGGCTAAAATCGTCGTAGAGCGTGATGAAGGCGAAGGCAAAACGTTACATTTGAGTGGCATCTGTATTCAGGGTGACATTCGTAACGCTAACCAGCGCATTTATTCTTCTAAGGAAATTGATAGGGCTGTCAAGACGCTCAACGAACAGATTTCTGGGGGGTATTCAGTGCTAGGTGAAGTTGATCATCCTCAAGATTTACGTATAAACCTCGACCGTGTTAGCCACATGATTACAAAAATGTGGATGGACGGTCCTAACGGCTACGGAAAACTTAAAATGCTTCCAACTCCAATGGGTCAATTAGTTTCGACCATGTTGGAGTCGGGAGTTAAATTAGGAGTTTCTAGTCGCGGATCAGGCGAAGTAGATCCAAGTGGTAACGTTCAAGGTTTTGAAATTATCACAGTGGATGTGGTAGCACAACCAAGTGCGCCAGGCGCCTATCCAACACCAGTTTACGAGCACCTTATGAATAGTAACGGTGGTTTCCAGGCATTTAAAGTGGCACAAGAAGTCCAAGGCGACAAACAGGCACAACGATACATAGCAGAGAGCTTGAAAAAAGTAATTCAAGGTCTTAAATCTTAAGGAGAATCACAATGCTAGATTTTGTAAAACAATTGTTTGAAAACAACGTGATTTCCGAAGAAACTAAGTCGGAGATTGAATCCGCTTGGGAAACTGCTGTTCAAGAAAACCGTGACAAAATCTCTACCGAATTACGTGAAGAGTTTGCTACGAAGTATGAGCACGATAAAACCGCAATGGTCGAAGCAGTAGAAAAGATGCTTTCAGACAGAATTACTGCTGAGCTATCTGAGTTTGCTGAAGACCGCCAAGGACTTATCGAAGCAAGAGCCAAGTATGCTAAGAAGATTAAAGATGATTCTAAAGCAATGGAATCATTTGTTCTTAACAACTTGAAAAAGGAACTTGCTGAACTTCGTGAAGATCGTAAATCGGTTGCAGGTAATGTTGCCAAATTAGAATCTTTCATAGTGAATTCATTGGCGAAAGAAATCGCAGAATTCCACGCAGACAAGAAAGATCTTGCTGAAACCAAAGTTAAACTTGTTAGAGATAGCAAGGCTAAATTTGAAGCAGTGAAACAAGACTTCATTGCTAAGGCTTCCAAGATTGTTTCAGAGACAGTATCGAAAGGTATTAAATCTGAAATGAGTCAATTGAAAGAGGATATTGAGGCAGCTCGCAGAAATGATTTTGGTCGCAGAATTTTTGAAAGTTTTGCAAGCGAGTATGCAACAAGCCATCTTAACGAAAAATCAGAAACTGCTAAACTTCTTAAAGTTGTAAAACAGAAAGAAGATGCAATTGCTGAAGCAGAAGCGAAAGCGGAAGAAGTTAAGAAGATTGTTGAAAGTAAAGATGCTGAAATCGCAAAAATCAAAGACGCAAGCGAAAGAAAAGAGATTATGTCAGAATTGATGTCACCTCTTTCTAGAGACAAGCGTGAAGTGATGAGCGAACTTTTAGAATCTGTACAGACTAACAAATTACACGCTACATTTGACAAGTACATTCCAGCCGTAATGGAAGGAAACGTACCAGCGAAGAAGGCGTTGACTGAAGGCAAAGAAGTTACAGGCGATAAAAATGCACAGGCACCAATCGGCGCAGAGAACAAAGGCGCTGAGATATTTGACATCCGCAGGCTTGCGGGACTAAAAGTTTAAAGGAGAACAAAAAATGTCACAACTATTAGAGTCACGCTGGTCAGAAACCAAAGATGCCCTTTTAGAAGGTCTTCAAGGTAACAAGCGTACTGTTATGGCAACGACTCTGGAAAATACCCGTAAGTATTTGTCAGAGAGTGCTACAGCAGGTGCTACTTCTGCCGGCAACGTCGCAACACTAAATCGCGTCATTCTTCCAGTAATCAGACGTGTAATGCCAACTGTAATCGCAAACGAATTAGTTGGTGTTCAACCAATGACTGGACCAGTAGGTCAAATTCACACACTACGTGTTAGATACTCAGACACTTTCTCAAGTTCATCTGGTACTGGCGCAACAGCGGGTGAAGAGGCACTATCACCTTTCAAAATTGCTGAAGGGTATTCAGGAAATGATGACATCAAGGCTGGTTCTACTGCATCTTTAGAAGGTACAGCAGGAAACAGATTGTCAATTCAAATCTTGAAACAAACAGTTGAAGCGAAAACACGTAAGTTATCAGCTCGCTGGACTTTTGAAGCAGCTCAAGATGCACAAGCTCAACAGGGCATTGACATCGAGGCTGAGATCATGGCAGCTCTTGCACAAGAGATTACTGCTGAAATCGATCAAGAAGTTATTACTTCTTTAACTTCATTAGCAGGTACAGCAGCATTAACATACGACCAAGCAGCGGTATCAGGTACTGCTACTTTCGTTGGTGATGAACACGCAGCACTTGCTGTTCAAATCAACAGAGTTGCTAACTTGATCGCTCAGCGTACAAGACGTGGTGCAGGTAACTGGGCTGTTGTTTCACCAACAGTATTAACTCTGTTACAATCTGCAACAACTTCTGCGTTCGCAAGAACAACAGAAGGTACTTTTGAAGCACCAACAAACACTAAGTTTGTAGGAACTTTAAACAGTGCAATGCGTGTGTATGTTAACGGTTATGCTACATCTGATGATGTGCTAATTGGTTACAAAGGTTCAAGTGAGTCAGACGCAGCAGCGTTCTACTGCCCATACATTCCATTAATGTCAAGCGGTGTTGTACTTGATCCTGCTACTTTTGAACCAGTAGTTTCGTTCATGACTAGATATGGTTATGTAGAGTTATCAAACACTGCATCATCTCTAGGTAATGCGGCAGACTACTTGGGTAAAGTTGC